CCCGATAAAGACGGGTGGGCACTTGAACAAAGTGCTGCACCGTCACCAATAGCAGAGGCACCGGCTGTGAACGCATTGTTCAAGATAGATGCCGCTTTGATCTGCTTTGTCTGAGCCATTGAACGGGCCAGAGCTTTGGTGTAACGAGACGCCAGACGATCGTAAAGATTGTCTTCGATAGCTTCTTCTGTGATAGAGAAAGCCAGAGCGATTGTCTCGTGTGTGTAACGGGCAGTGTATGTCTCTTGAGCATCATCAAAGTTGATGGACGCGCCTTCACCTTTGACTGGAGCCGTTGAGAAACCACCGAGCATCACTTCTTCTTCAAATGCACGATCTGAGGACTCTTCATCGAAGATCTCAGCATGTTCATTTTCGTAGCGATCGTACTCAAGACCGAACAAGGCATTCAGGCCGGGCTCAAGCTCTTTCGCTAATTGTGCGCGAGAAATAGCCATTATCTATTCCCTCCTTAAATGCCGGTTGACAACGACGTGGTCTGTGAAGCCGAAGCTGCCACAGGCGCGTTGTGATGGAAATTAAACCGAACTACAAAGTTCACACCAGCAGAGGCGTAATCTAGATTGGCTTCATCTTGCGATAAACCAACAATACGCATCAATAGTGTTGCAGTGGTAGCTGCGGTAGAAATGTCTAGTTCAGCAGTGGAACGACCGTTTGCAGTAGAACCAGATGTACCGTTTGCAAGAGAGCAGTTGGAGAACACATCAGCAAGAGCGGTTGCTCTGTCTGTAGTTGTGGTATCCGCAGCTATCATAAACAACTGGTTTGGGTTGTCCGCAACAAAAGCTTTGACAGGATGATTTGTGTCAACGCTAGCGTTGTTTGAACCGGGCCAGTAATTTTTGAAAACGGGCTTCTTTGTAGAACTATCTACGTATTCTACACCCACCAAGACTCCAAGAGCAGGAACTGTACCACCGGCTGCCGCACCAACAATGTCAATTACACCAGCAGCCAACGGAATAACCGGTGAGTTCTGGAAAATTGCATTAGTATTGTTGGATGCGATCTCATATTGAGTTACACCAGTAGTGTTGGCACCTGCGCCATTAATCCCGATAGGACGAAGGCCAAAGGCAGTATCTTGATTTGCCATTTGATTTTTCTCCTAATCAGGGCGGCCCCTATTTTTGTGGACCGCCAAAGGTTACACGAGATTGACGATCGGGTTTATTGATCGTCATAGTTGAATGAGCGTTCTCTCTCATCATATCGTGGTCCACCGCTTGCATCTGATCCGCATTTCTCTTATCGAAATATGCTTTTCTTTCTGCAACAGTTTCTAACGGTATACGAGCAAGAACAAGACCACCTACTCCAAACACACCTTCATATTTACCTGTATCAAGTACCGGGGCCTCAAAGTCTGGATACTCGTCCTTACGAACCAGTTCCCAACCCTCGCGCATTTTTGCGCTGACGTTTTTAGTATCATCAAAACCACGGGTTTCAGCCCGGATCCAACGATGCTTAAAACCATCCGGTGCAGGCGGTGCATCTAACATAGACGGGGGAGCCCACGGCTTACGCTGCGCCGTCTTATCCCTAGTCTGGTTTGCGCGAGCAGTACGTTTCACTGTACCTTCAAACATTTCGTTTTGTTCTTCAGACATTTAACCTACTCCTTCACGTATTTCGCGTATTCTTCAAGCGGCACACCCAATTTCTTTGCTATCGCAACTTGGCTAGGGGTGAGTCTAACCTTTTTCCCACTACTGCGCCCAGAACTTGATCGGGATACGGAAGCAACCGTCTGAGCGGGCCGTCTGCTACCACCGTTTAGCTTATGCGGAAACTCTTCCACCATACGCTTATCTAATTCATTATAGTACTCATCGGACTGCGGGTCAAACCCTTCGTTCTCAACAAGTTTTTTATGTACACCAAAAGCCGCATAAGTCATGGCTTCATCTGATCCAAACCACTCGTTCCGATCCGCCCAACTGGCGGCCTTGGGATCCGGTCTTCGGGGCTGTTGCTGCGGCATAGGCTGTTGAACCTGCTGCTGCTGTTGAGCCGCAGCCTGTTGAGCATATCGCTCCTGCTGCATCTTGGCTTGTCTGGCGCGATCGTTTTCAATAGCCAAACCGGTGATTTTACGTTGCGCTTCAACCACGCCGTTCGTATCACCGATCTCAATCGCTCTAGCTAAATCTTGTTCTGCTGTGCCCATTTGGGTTTCAACACGAGTGCTATATTCATTAACATAGCTAGTGTCTAAGGTGTTCATGCGCTCTTGAAGTTTTTGAGCTTCTGACTGAACTCCTTGAGCGTACCGTAGAGCCTCCTCTTTCTGACGCTCCGCTTCACGCATTTTCTTGGTCAAACGATCAATACGTTTCTGCGTGGCATTTTCAGCTTTTTCAAACTGATCCTCAGTCTGAGCCTCTACCGAGGGCGAATCCTCATCCTTCTGAGCTTCTAGCTCAACCTCAGTATCTGAATCTTCTTCCAGATCTAATTCAATTTGTTGCTTATCCTCTGCCATTTTCTACTCCTAGAAATGAAGAACGTCTTCGGGTTCTTGTATTTTTGCCAATATTTCGTCGTCGTTCAAAATACGAACTTCGCCGCCGTCTATTTTAAAACGTGAACCTGAGTAACGCGCAAACATCACCCAGTCCCCCTGCTCACACCAACTCCCCATAGGGAATTTCTCTTTGTCTTTGTAAGCTAAAGAACCCACTTTCAACACATATCCTACCTGAGTAGATACGGTTTGTTCTTGAACAACAGCGTCTGGCAAATAAATACCCCCGTCAGTTTTACCCTTACCTCTGTACGGTAAAACCAGAATTCTCCACCCTGTAGGGCTAGGCATTCTTTCTAGGAGAGACTCCCCAATAGCACTGGGGTCTAATACCTTGTCGGTAACATCTTTATACGCGGAAGCTATGTTTTCAACACCTTCCGAAACCTCTGCGAGGTTGATCTTTGCGTCAGTCATTTGATCGCTCCTGTTTATCTAGCAGGCTCTTGAGTTCCTGTTCCACGTGATCTAGGGATTTTAAATTGCCCATGAGCTCACGATATTGCTCTATGCTGTTTACGTTGTCATAAATCAACAAATCGTAAATAGCCTGTCGCCGTTCTTTTATTATGCGAAAAACAGCTTCCGCAAAGTAAACTTCATCCACTCCGATAACTCCGCATTAAATCCTATGTCTTCTTATAACATACTATTCGGATTCCGCAAGAGCTCTCATACGATCTACCAAACGTCTGGCCCGATTTGGGACCTGTGTATACCACCGGGAATCTACCATCTCGTTGGCTGCGGCGTTCCAATCACGGGCGTCCACACCAGCCTTCATACCTTTGAACTTGCTTAGTCGAGGCCGACCCATGTTAAACATCATGTTACAAATAATATGTTGCGCCTCTTCCGGCAAGTCCTCAAAGTCTGAGTACAAAACTTTGCACTCATCAATCGTTACTGCAATGTCTAAAGAAAACAGGTTTCTAACTCGTTCCTGTTCGACAACGGTGCCAACGGGCTTGCCGTATTCTTCGTCATGCTCAGTGATTAAATGACCCACACCACAAGTTGGCAGTGCTAAATGGTCTAAATACACCTCGTACTTGCAGCCCTCGTCTTCGGCGATTTCTTCGCGTAATCTATCTTTGTTCATTTTTTAAATCCTTTTAGGCCCCGTATACCAAAGGATGCGCCAATGCTGGCGTACATCGCCCATTGAAACCATTCTGGTGTACGAGACAACGCGGCAAATCCATCTTCAACATATTGTTGCGTAAACGGAATGAAGCACATAGCAATTATAGCTATAAATAAAATTGTCCATGCTTCGTCCTTCCAACTATTGTCAGAGGATTGCGCCATTATTTTTTCCCAGCCCGCCTCATGCGTAGCTGCGGTGACCATAACTTGCGCTTCTGCCTCTGCCCGTGCTTTGGCTACAGCGCCCTTGGCTTTAGTCTGTTCAATCTTTGACTCCATAAAAGAGCCTGCTAAATTTGCTATAGGACCAATAAGAGCCTGTAACATCACTTCATCTCCATCACTGTTTCAATCTTAGTAATGCGTAGCTCAAGCTCTCGCACCCTTTGAATATTTGCTTCCACTGCCACAGGCGGCTTCCAGTTATCTATCCAACTATCGTTCTCTTGTATTTCTTCCCAGTGCATCTCTTGCTCATGCTCTAAGAAAGCCAGCCTTTCAATAATACCAAAGTACCCCCACACTGACAGACCTGTGAAAAGTATTAGTCCTATCAAGTTCTTTAACGGAATGGTAAATTCGCTACCTTCATTTAACTTTGAAGCCATCAATACAATTCCTTACTTGCAGCCACCTTAACAGGCTTACAATAAGCCGTAGCTTTGTGCTTGGTAGGGACACCACTTATACTGCCGTAATTCCCATACCGTTTTGTTATCTGACTAGCATAAAAATTACAATCTACTACCGACCTAAAATACATGTCTTGGCTTTGAACCTTACCACCTAACACAAAAACAAGCAAAAAGGCGTGTATCATTTCCGGTTCATCCAAGCTGTCGTACCCATATAAGCACCGACAATACCAGCACCGCTGATGTAGAAGAGGTTAGATATATCAGACAAAGCTGTGACTCGGTCCAATGGAATAAAGAACATAGCCAAAGTAAATACACCCATTGAAATCAAAGTGTAACGAGCCATTCTAAGTTGAGCTAAGTTCTTACGAAGATTATCTTCTGTCTTCTTGATCTCCTTAACGTGCATTAGCTCCGCATCGCTAACGATGCCGTCACCGTCCTCATCATACTCCGCAAACCTAGACTGTTTCTGTAGTTTTTTCTGAGCCATACTACCTTACTCCCATTCTACAATCTTGTTACTGCTATTAGGGTCATACAAGCACATATACATCCTCGGGCAGAATTCTCCAATAATCATAGATGTTCGGGTTTTATTGGCCCCCTCGTAGTAACAGTGCCATTCTTTATCTATTTTCTTGTATTTGACAAGCCTGCACGGGACGTAGTTGTCAACATCCGCTCGCGCCATCATCACAATCATTATAGCAAAAAACGCCGCCGCCGCTACGACGGCTCCCGCAACCATAAAGAACTGCTTCAAATTTTCCTCAAACTCTTTGGCCTCTTGGATCTTCTTGCGTTTCTCCGCAGCCGCCGCCTCTCTAGCCGCCTGTATACGTCGTGCCCGTTCCTCTGTAATAGACTTCCACGTGCCGGGTCCAAACCTCAAATCCACCATCTGCGCGATTTCCCGCATCTGCTCTTGTGCAAGGCGAGCGTCAATAATCTCAGAGGCAACCGATTTTACGCCAAACTGATCCCCTACGCTAACGCCGGACTTGGCGTTACGTCTCTTCTGGACTTGTTGCTCACCCTCAAAAAGGTTGTCAATAAATCCTGCAATTTCGGATACATCGTTGGCAGTCCCAATAGCGGATTTTATCCCGTCCACTGCACTTTTAAACAACGCTATGCCCGCTAGCGTTTCTGCTATCATTATGCCCCCAAGCTAATGTCTATAGGTCACTCACAGGCAATATAGCTTCCGCCTTTGGTTGCGGCACCCATACCACGAACGGTCTTACGGCTCATGCCAGAAGGTATCTTTACATCGGCGGTCTTGCCATACGGAATACGGCCCTGACCTTTAATGTCTGCAAACGTGTCAGCTTTTTGAGCCGCACCCGGTGTGTTCGTTACAATCTTTACTACGCTTTTCATTCTAATCTCCTCGCTGTTTAAGCATTTCACGTTCCATAGCAGACTGAATGCGCTTGTCTGTCTGCCGCTCTTGAGACGCCAACCGCTGCTGGAACTGATCCGCCCGCAACCTTTGGTTCTGTGCATCCAAGTTGAGCTTGGCTTGGTCGTTCTGTGCGTCCGCCTGCTCGGCTTGCGCCTTGATCTGAAGCTCCTGCTCCTTGAGTTGTACCAGAGGATCCGGCCCTTGACCTGATACCTGCTGAGACATCTGCTTGACCATCTGCATACCCTCGGCAATGAACTGAGCGGTCAAACCCTCTATCTGCAACATCTCCTCTTCAGTCGCAGCCTCACCACCAACAGCCTGCCTAGACTGAATAAACTGAACCGCCGCCCGTTCCCGCGCTGCAATCTTTACATGCTCCATAATGTGCTTCTGCAAAGCCATCGCCATAGCAGGCATACTACCAACTAGCGGCGTTGAACCAAAGACCATGTGAGCCATAATATGAGCCTCATGCTCCTGACCCTCAAACGCCTGCAACGGTATCATGTCCATTACGTCAATGTTTTCCTGTGCAGGATCCTTTGGTACAGGCTCCTCATCAGGTATACGACGCATGATCCGGTCAACATCTTTAACGCCTAAAGCATCGTACATGTCCTGATACACCTCATACATGTTGTGCATCTCAGGAGCCGCACCAGCTAGCTGCAACTTAGTCTGAGCCAAAGCAATACGCTGCGCCTGACTAAATATATTAGGATCAGATACAGGAACCACGTCAATCCGATCATCAAAATCAGTCGCCATGACACTGGTATCCGCTCCCTCAACAGAATACGGATACTCCTGCGGTAAAAACTCCGCCATCACCTTCGCAAGTAACTTGAACTCTAACTTCATGGCGTAGTGCAAACGCTTATGCACCGCACTCATTACACGAGAGCCCTGCTCCAACAACGCAATAGTCGTACCAACAGCCGCGCCCTGATTTCCGTCGCCAACCTTCATATCAGTAATGGTCGCGAACCGCTGACCAGCATCAACTACAAAACCTAACAAGTTAAATAACGTCTGGTCAGGCCCTTTGAAGGGCAACGGCATCAGGCTGTCACGAATAGCCCCACCCGGAGCATCTACATCGCGAAACTCACCGGGCTGCAACGGATTATCATCGTCCCTGATCCGTAGGCCGCGGGCCTTGAAACCCGCAGGGAGATTAGACAACGTACCAGCGTCAATCAACTGCCGCAGTGCCGAGGTAGCGGCCCGTGACAAACCGCCAATGGTGTGAATTAGCCCTAATCCGTAGAAACCAAACCCCGGAAGGAACTTATAATGCACAAAATACTGTATTTTCTTCCGACTTTCGTCTTCTTCGCGGTAATTTCTACGAATTGACAGTATCTGGCCGTTGTCCTGACTGATTGTGACAACATATGGTATCTTAATACCGGTTAACTCACCGTCCTCGTCCGTATCCTCGTACCCCTCAAGGTCCAAATCAACGTGACACTCCAAAATCGTGCAGTCATAGTCGATCTGAGACGACGAAACACCGTCTATATTGTCGATTTCGTCACTAACAGAGTTACTATCGCCCTGTGCAGGGATAACAGGTATGTCCAAATAGAACCCAGCCACCTGTTTCTTCCGCAAATCGTTCAACGACATGCGAATACTCTGGGTTATGTTAGGACAAGTCTCTAAATCTGACGTTTCATACGGTACAACAAGCTGTTCAGCCGGTATAAACTTACTAACAGCACGGCTTAAAGTCTCGTCGTAGTACACCTTCTTGAAGGTAGACCCCGCAAGCGGTAAATAAAACAGCATCTGATCCAGTTCAGGCGTATATTCCTCCATCACATTGGTGATGTAGTAGTTCATAAACTGCCTTACGCGCTGTGACTGCTGCTGCTTGTCCCTTGTTTCGCCTCCCATAATAGTAGTTCGCACGGGGCCGCTGGCAGGCAACAACTCATTGAACGCCTGCGCCTGAAACTGCGTAGCCGCCTCGGCAAGCAACGGGTGCGTAACCCCAGAAGCC